TGGCTTTACTTCTATTAGCTCTGCATGTTTCTCACCGTTCTTTTTAACATACACAACCATAAAGTCAGGAACGTATATTGTGTTTTTGTTAGTAAAAGGATTCCTATAAGGAATCCGTATAGATTCACTTGCCCACTGTAGCACTGCAGGATTTTCATCACAAAAGCGCATAAACACGTGTTCCCAACCGCTTCTAAACTGTGGTGTTTTTTTGCCTACATATTTTGACGGATTCTTAATCTGATAAAATCCGTTGTGGTACTTGGAGCTCATGGTAATATTGATCGTTGTACGTACTTGTTGATTGTCGGGGTATTTGCTAGTCCTAAATAACTTGTGCCAATTCTGTCAAAATTCAAAAACAGTGCAGTGTATGCATCTAGCTGACCAGGATCGATCTGTTCAAACTCAGCAAGTGTTTCCATAGGATCAAGTCCTTGCTTAATACTGGTGTAGATAACTGCACTAGCAAGTTGTCTTGCGGATTCTGTGTCGCCTGTGGTTCTTTCAAAAAAACCAATAATGGCTGCATCTACATTACTGCTTACTTCCACAGGAATTTCAAAGAAATTATTAAAGTACTTGTTGGAATTTTGTTCAACTATTGCATTTAAATTAACTGAACTTAAATTTGTTGGATTTTTTGCTCTAACTATGCTTGCCATTAGTTATCCTTTGCTATTCCTTGCCTACCTGGGACTGTTGGTAGACTGGTGTTCATGTTGGCAAAATCTTGATCGTCAAGATACCAACCTTGTATTTTTGAGTTTGTGGCGTTTATTTCAGCCGCGGTGTTTGCGCCAGTTGTACCAACAATATTATCAGTGAAAATGTAACTGTTTGCTGTCATGATTTCCCTTTAAGATGGAATTGGGTTAGTTGATGAAGGAATTCTGTTATCTGCTAGGTTTTGTTGGTTTCCGGATGCAATAAACTCTCTAGCATTATCGTTTGCCACAGCCAATTGTTTAGGAATATTTAAACTGCCAAACGGTGTTTGACTTAGCACACTTGATAATTGCGAAGCAATGGTGCTGGTTCCTGCTAGGAATGTGGGTGCGAGTTGTTGTAGATCTTGCCTGACTGCAGGAGCTGCCGCAATTAATCCATTAGCTACACCTGCTACTCCTCTGTTGTTTTGATCTGTTACAGCATTCACACTTTGAAATAAATCTTTACCTATTGTACCCAACTTACCTGCGAACCCACTAAACTCTGGACTTGTGCTCTCTGACGAACCAGTTAATCCAGCACCCGATGTGCCGAAGTTTAAAATTTTGTTTATAGGTGCTCCACTTATTAAACCGGACGCACCACTAGTGATACTACTAAAAGCGCCGCCTATATCTGCTGGAAACCCACTTAGTGCGCTAGAGATTTGCGAAGTTATATCACCAGTGCCCAATAAGCCGCTCAATGGGCCACCGTTACTGTTAACACCACCTGTTGATCGTTTGCCGCTGAATTCTGTAATTCCCGCAGACTGTGTTGCTGATGCCGCAGTACCAAATAATCCAGAATTAGCCAATACGCCAGTGGTAGGAATAAAAAAGTTATTTCTAGGATCTTCATTCTTACGTAGTACGTCCTTGGTAATTTGTATTAATTCGCCTTTAGCTAATCCCTTAAGGTCAACGTTTTTGTTTTTCTCAAACGCCCTAAATGCTGTAAATGCCGCACTGCCAAAATTTGCACCTGATGCTTCACCAACAATGCTGTCCACTGCACTGAGTATTCCGCCTGGGCCCAATATGCTGTTTGTTCCACCACCTGCAGGTGTGAGTGGACTTGGGGACTTATCATAGTGTAGGTCTGCGAATCCTGCTACTGTTGCGGTGCTAACATTACCTCCAGCATACAGCACTGTGGTAAAAGAAATAGTCATACTATGCTCTAATACTCCATTGGAACTTGCATTGTGTGTTCCGTGTGTAAAGTTTGTTATAACTGGATTAAGAAGTGTGTACTCACTAAAACGTTTCTGATGTAAACTGTATACCCTAATAGAAGTAAAATATCTAGCTAAAGCCGAGCCTCCTTTAGACGCAGGTGAATATCCAAAATTATCATAGAAATCTCCTTGGCGTGGCTGGTACTTGTTGTTGGCATGATAGTTAGGCGATACGTGTCCTGACCTATCACTGTATCCTGCATCGTTATCTCTATAGTAATGAGTATAATAATCGTACCACAAGTTTCGTACGATTTCAGACTGGTCATCGTGAAATGTTACTGTAATTTCACCATAGTTTAATTTGGTTTGTACCAACTCTTTTTTGTTATAATTGTTTTGTACTTTAAGGTCAACAGTATAGTTTGGTAAGTTTACACTCTTAACCAGCATACCTGCTTCTGTAATTTGATCAGTATTAAGATTTGATATCTCACTGTCTACATCAAAAAACACATGATATAGCCAGTCATACTTAGGACTTCGTGCATAGTTATTATCAACAAACAGTCTACTGGCGTGCTTATAATCTTTAATACTATCGCCAGTGGCTATTTGTTTAAAAAATCCGTCAAAAATATTAGCCATAGAAAAGATACCTTATATGGTATTTAGCCCAAAAAAATACCCAGGATTTACTCTGGGTATTTTTTCTAGTTAGAAAAACTATTAGGTTACACCTGTAATGTTTTCGCCTAGCGTTCTGCCAACTGCCGAACCAATACCTGTTCCGTCTGGTGTTTGTATAGCATTATCATATCGTACAGTTAACGCTATCATAGCTGGATCGCTTGTAGCATAGTTCATATCACCGTAATCAACCTGATCAATAAATGCTCCGTACAGTTCCCAGGTTTCAAGTACAGTTGCTTCGTTTGCTCCATTACCGCCGTCTAACATTTCAAATCTAAGAACAAACTTGTAATCAATACCCGAACTTGCACTTGACTGTTCGGCAAAATCGAACTGTTTCTGTATTTGTTCGCCGACTAGTTTACTAACATTTCCACCTGCATCATCACGTATGTTAATAGTTACTGGCTGCCATTCTGGCTTTCCTATTAGGTAAACCTTACTGTTGTACACATCAATTGGAAATGAGTTAAAGGTTGCATTTGGTCTAGTAAGATCGCTAACCTGTTTGGTTAATTCAACTCTGTCTGTGCTTACACCAAAGTTTTCAAACACCGCCCGAAAGCGATATTTCATCTTTGGCATTAAAAGTCCTTGAGCACTTGCACTTTGGTCTGTACTCAAAGGTACTGTAAATTTGTTTAATGACGCTATTGCCATATCTTGTTCTCCTGTTATAGATATTTATCGAAAATACCCATTGTGTTAATGGAGCCCGAAGGCTCCATTATGTGCTACTATTATAAATTACCTGCGGCTATATCACCTGGGTTCTTAAGTCGAATTGGAATGAAGATAAATTCAACTGCCTTCATTGGTTCTATAGCAATATCAACATACAGCTCGTTACGTGCAATACGTGTTGGAGTGTTGTTTGAATCATCACACACTACCAAGTAATCATACACACCACGTTTTGCAACTAGATCATTAATTGCACCACTGATAACGTTTGAAATCTGGTCCCGGGTAATCTTATCATTTGGTTCAAATAAGAAGCCGTCGCCAACTCTTGCAAGTATTGTTCTAATATAGTTAACAAGACGTGCAACGTTGATACGGTCAAGACTGCTTGTGGTTGGGTTACGTGTTTTCTGTCCCCAAACAACTAAGCCAACACCTGGTAAATTGGTAATTGGGTTGATCTTGTTTTCGTATAATGTATCACGTAGTCCTACTCTAATACTGTTGAACTCAAACTCGCCTGTGGCTGAGTTGATATATCCAATACTACTAGCATTATCTACCAAACCACGTCTTGTGCCTGCTGGTGCAAACCACTGATATGCCACATTGTCGTTAAAGATCATTGTGCGCAGTGCCATGTGACTTGCAGGAACAGTAATAGTGTTACCTTGCAAATCGCTGGTTTGGCCTGCTGGATAATAAACACCCAAGTACGGATCTGCAGTTGCTAGTCCTGTACCACCTACATTATTGCTCCAATTAGCAATATCAACAGCATTTGGTGCTAAACGCATCGGTGTATCACCAATAACAAACGCTGTGTTTTTGCGATCGTTGTTTAGTGCAACCATTTCATCAATAACTTCTTCATAACCTGGTGCAACAATAATGTTGAATGCGTATTGATCTTCACGCACTTCTGTATTTACTGTTACTGCACTTTGCATTGCGGCTACAACCATTTGACGTTGCGCTTTGCGGCCTGCAAACATTGCACCACTAGTTTGTAGTCCACTTGCTGTTTGCCATGTGTTCTTAACAGTTGGCAATGCACCACTTGCACCTGGCACTGCTGGTAAGTCAGGGAACGCTGTTGCATTAAACTTATTACTTACATATTGTTTAACATTGTAACCACTTCTACGCATGTTGAACAACAGTGTACCACGTGGATAAAGTCTATAGTCTGGTGCGTCCTGGTCGATGTAATCACTTGCTAACAAACTTGTGATTGAAGGTAGGCTACCTGTGATAATATCTGTAGTACCATCTGTATCCCAACGTGCATCAGCAAACAAGATACCATTCTGGCTTGTTTGGTCTGTGTTGTCAATCAATCCCCAAGCAGTACCTGTATAACGATAAAGTTTTGGATAGTTTTCCAAGTCACTGCTGTCTAACCATAAATCACCTGCTACAAGTGCGCTAACACCATCGCTCTGGAATGTTGGTTCGCTTGCTGTAACCTGAACACCATTTGCATCTGTTAAACTTAGATCATAACCACGTGCATCAGTTTTCGATCCGTCGTAGTAACTGCTCTTGTAACCTTTCCATCCGCCTATGTCAGCTATCATAACATCAACTGTAGCGGCATCACTGTAGTACCAGTATGTGCCATCAGCTGGTGCTTGATATGGCTCGGTTGTGCTGTAAGTATATGTTAATGCTTCCCAGTTAGTCAACGCAAGAACACTACCGTATAGGATAGTACCTGTTGTGCTACTTGAGAAACCTGCATCTGCTGTTGGTGTACCTGATACGTCTGTTAGGTAAATGTCACCACCGTATATATGAGTGAATGTAATAACATTTGTGCTACTTACACTGATATCTAACTCTGCAATATTTTGTGCTAAAACGTCACTAACAAAACTTGCTGGTGATGTGCCACTCAATGTTACTGTGTATTCTGTAATTGTTGCACTACCAATACTGGTAACACCAATCTTCAGTTGCTCACTAGCAGTAAATGGGTTAGCGGCTGTTGCTGTTCCACTTACTACTGTTTGACCAGCTACTCTACGATTAAATGGCTTGTAACCACCTGTGCTTGTACGTAGTGGATCATAAGCAACCCAAAGTGTACCAGCGGCAATACCGTTACCACCACCTGCTGGGTCTAAACCATAAAGTGCGTTTTCTGCTCTGTTGTAGAACGGAGCAGCCTGTGTAGTAAATGTTGCTGTTGTAGTTGAGTACTTCTTAATAACCAAATCAGCACCCGAACCAGTTGCGCCAAGTTTAGCAAATACTGAACCTGTTGGACGTGGTGTTGTGTCACTGCTTCTCCAACTTGGGTAAGCGGCAAAATCACCGTAAAGCAATAGTGGGTTAGCATATGTTCCTGCTGTAATACCCAATGTTGTTAATGGGGTGCCTGAACCGTTTGCAATTGCAATCTTTCCGTCTGCTGTTGCTCCGTCACTTTCTGCTAGACTTGAAGCATACAAGTACAACTTGTTGCCTACATTAGCGGCTGTAACACCAGTAACTGCGGCAGTGTTGATTGAGCTAACAACTTGGTCTAGTGTTCTTGCGGCACCTGTGTTACCGATCTCAACTGTTTGACCGTTAATAGTAAGTGAAGCAGCCGGGGTGCTTGCAGGAATACTTGGCGAAGTTGCTGTGCCTTTGATTGTAGCAACACTGGTTGCCCAATCATCTGTTCCTAGTCTTACCCATGTGTTATACTTGCCGTCAGTGGTTGGCAAATCGCCACCTGCCTTAAGGAACAAGTTAGCATTGCTTCCTGTACCAAATGATACAGCATACTGACCAATCTGACCAATGCTGGCTTTAGGTACGTAGATGCTACTTACTAGTGTTTGGTCACTGGTACTTGTTATTAGCAATGGAGTATTGTTTGTAAATGCATTTGTAGTAGCGTTCCACGAATAAATTCCCCATGTACTTGTACTCAAATCTAACCAATGTGTATTGTTAGCTACTGCGCCTACTGGTCGAACTGCTGTTGGTGCTAGTTCGTCTAGGTCAACGTTTGCTCTAATTGCAAAAATTCGGTTGACATTGCCTAATGCACTATAGGCTGCCATTAAGCCATATTCATTTCTCTCGTCGCCATGCAGTGGTGTACCTGCGGCGCTTTGCTTAAAGCTGGGGTAACCCATTGCGGCAATAAGTTCTCTTTGGCTAGTGTAGGCCAATAACTTGCCTGCTCTAGCGGCTGTTGTGTCTGTGGCTGTTGTGCCTGAAGGATTTGTTTTATCCTGGGCTGTGGCCATTATAATAAGTGGTACAGTTCCGACTGCACCTGGAACGTATTGACTTTCGTCTGTTACGCTGATTTCTAATCCTGGGGATACTAATGCCATGTTCTTTTCCTTTTTAAGAAACTTTTTTATATTTATAATAACACTATAGATTTTAGGTGATTAAGATGCCTTTCGAAAGGTTTGCCCATAAATACTAGCATGCAAAGACCTTTATGCCCTACGTGTCGCGGTAATCCTGTAGCAATAAACTACTATTCTAAAGGTAAAGTACGCTATAGAAAGCAGTGCGCTAGTTGTGCCAATCAGGGTAAGAAGGGAAGGCAAGTGGCTGGGTGGCTACGAGCTGGATATAAAAAGAAGCTGGTCTGCGAACATTGTGGCTTTAAAGCAAAACACAAACAACAGATGTTTGTATTTTATGTTGATGGAAACTTAAAAAACAACAACTGG